TTTGCAGCTACTGAGAAGTTAGGTGTATATGGAGAAGTATCTTTTGCAACTGATGATACTGCTGACACTGCATACGGTACTAAAATAGGTGCCAAGTATAGTTTTTAATGTCACAACAAAGTAATCAAGCTCCTGCGTCAGTCACACGATTGACGCCTGAGCCTCTTCCAGTAGTTATTACTGAAGATGAAAAGAAAGAAGAAGAGTGGGAACCTCAATCTCTTGAGGAAGCCCTCTTGGGTGAATAAAATAAATGAATTATGGCTAGTAGTTTTCATGCTGCTAGCCTTCTTCATCTTTATAGAATACTCTCATTTACAATATCATAAAGAGTCTTCTAGCGAGATTAGTTTAGCGGTAAAACTGTAGCCTTCCAAGCTATTGTCATCGGTTCGATTCCGATATCTCGCTTTGGCTTTTGCCCTCTACGGAGGATACCATTAGCCGTCTAGACGGTGGGATAGACCACAAATTTCAAACGTTTGAAGGAAGTTAATACACACATTTTATTTTAAAGAACAATGGCTCAACAGAGTACCGCGCATCAGGCGTCGGTAACTATGCCGGGTGCTGCTAATAGCACAGGTGATAGACGCGCCCTTTACCTCAAGCTCTTCTCAGGAGAGATGTTTAAAGGGTTCGAGTATAACTCAATAGCCAGAGATCTTGTCATGAAGAGAACCCTGAAAAACGGGAAATCTTTACAGTTCATTTACACAGGTCACACCAAAGCTGAATTCCATACACCGGGAAATTCTATTCTTGGTAACTCAGATGGTGCACCTCCAGTAGCTGAGAAAACTATTACAGTAGACGATCTACTTATTAGTTCAGCTTTCGTATATGAATTAGATGAGACTCTTGCGCACTATGAGTTACGTGGAGAGATATCTAAGAAGATTGGATATGCTCTTGCACAGAAGTATGATAGACTAGTGTTCCGTGCTATTGCACGTGGAGCTAGAGCTGCTTCTCCAATAACTAAATCCGGTTTCGTAGAACCCGGTGGAACACAGATTCGCGTTGGTGCTAACAACCAAGCTTCTGATGCTTACGTTCCTGCCTCTCTAATTTCAGCCTTCTATGATGCGGCTGCAGCTTTAGATGAGAAGGGAGTAAGTTCTGAAGGACGTGTAGGTGTTCTAAACCCAAGACAGTATTATGAACTTATCCAAGCGGTAGGTACTAATGGTCTTGTTAACAGGGACGTACAAGGTAAAGCTTTACAGACAGGAAACGGAATCATTGAAATTGCAGGTATCAAAATCTACAAGTCAATGAACATCCCATTCTTCTCAAGCTATGGTACTAAGTTCGGATCTGCTTCTGCTACTAACCCTGGAGTAACTTCTCCTGGCAACCTCGGCTCTTTTGTCGGTGAAGCTGTTGAAGATGCTGCAGCTGATGTAACAGGAATCAACAACGAGTATGGTGAAGAGACAGAATTCGCTAACTCTTGTGGATTGATATTCCAGAGAGAAGCCGCAGGTTGCGTTGAAGCAATCGGACCTCAAGTACAAATTACCTCAGGTGATGTGTCCGTGATTTATCAGGGAGACGTGATTTTAGGACGTTTGGCAATGGGCGCCGACTACTTAAACCCAGCTGCTGCTGTTGAACTTGTTGCAGGTGCTGCTGCAGGATCATCAGGAAACGCTGCTTTCTAAACTTATTTATATTAACCAACATATCGGGGGGCTTCGGCTCCCCTTTTTTTTTAACTATGGCTACCTCGACAATTGACACCGATACCGAACTATCCGCAGTGAACTCAATTCTGGGTAGCATTGGTCAATCACCAGTAACTACTCTGAACTATGAGAACCCTGAAGTATCGTACATATATAATATTTTAACTGAAGTTAACAAGGATGTACAAAATGAAGGATGGCACTTTAATACTGAATATCATATTGCTACTGAGCCTGATGCTAATAAGCATATAACTATACCTAACAATGCTATTAGATATGATATCCATGATGGCTTAAAGGATAAATCTAAAGATGTAGTAATGAGGAATGGTAGATTATATGATCTAGTAAATCATACTGATGAATTTACACAGACTCTGTACCTTGACTTAGTGACGCTGTACACGTTTGAAGATCTTCCTAACCCATTCCAACGTTACATAACTTACAGGGCTGCTGTAAGGGCTGCTACCCAGCTTGTATCGAATCCTCAGCTAGCTCAGCTACTGAAGGAAGATGAATTCAAATCAAGAGCTGCTTGCTTGGAGTATGAATGCGACAAGGGTGATCCTTCATTCTTTGGTAATCCGCATGAAAGTACATATACATCTTATCAACCATACAATGCACTGAAACGCTAATGGGAAGTATTACACAAACAATACCTAATTATCAGGGGGGTATATCACAACAGCCTGATGAACTAAAACTACCTGGACAGGTAACAGAAGCTAAGAATGTAATACCTGATCTTGTAGATGGATTAACTAAACGTCCAGGTGGTAGATTTATTAGTTCCTTAAGTGATGGATCTAATAACTCTGTAACAAATGGAAGATGGTTTCATTACTATAGAGATGAAGCCGAACAATATATAGGACAGATATCAACGTCAGGTGTCTTGAAGATGTGGAGTTGTACTGATGGTTCAGAGAAGACCGTCACCTATGACTCAGGTACAGCTACAGCATTAACTAATTATCTTACTCATACTAATGATGAAGATCTACAGATGCTAACTCTTAACGATTACACATACGTTGTTAATCGTACTAAGACTGTAGCAATGGCTAGTACTACTGAAGCTGCTAGACCTTATGAAGCTTATATAGAATTAAAGAAGGTTGCTTATGCTAATCAATATGCTATCAACTTATTCAACAATACCTCAACTACAGCATCCTCAACTGCTACAAGAATTAAAGTAGAACTAATAAAGTCTAGTAATAATTATTGTAATAGTAGCGGTGCTATGGTAGCTAGAGGTAGTAGATCTGGTAACTCTCATAGATGTGGAGAAGATGCTGGTGATGGTAGAGATGCATGGGCACCTAACATTGCAACACGGTTATTCTCAGTTAGTTCTGGGTCTTCATTAACTGATAGTGATTCTGTATCAGGTGATTATACATATACTGTTAGTGTTAATAATAGTGGTGCTACAGGTAGAAAACATCTATACTTTAGAATCGCAACCATAGGTCAGTCCGTACCATTTACAAAAGGTACTGGTAGTTCTGCTGAAACAACTTATCAAGCTAGATATACTACTACACATGATGTAATGTATGGTGGTGAAGGTTGGCAAACAGGCGATTACTTCTATGTATGGATGAAAGATGCTTACTATAAAGTAACTATTGAAGATACTAGTACAGCTCAGATACAAGGTAACTTAGGTATCATAAGACCAACACCAACATCATTTGATACTCAAACAACTGTTACAGCTGAAAGTATACTTGGTGATTTAGAAACCGAGATCGTAGCAACTAGTGAGTTCACTCAATCAGAAGTTAAGATTATAGGTAATGGTATATACCTTACTAATGGTACTAACTTTAACGCAACCTCCCCAACAGGAGACCTTCTGAATGTCATCACCTCAGAGTGTAATGATATCGAAGACTTACCTACACAGTGTAAGCATGGGTATGTAGTTAAAGTTAAGAATAGTATAGCTAACGAAGATGATTACTTTGTTAAATTCTTTGGAGAAAATAATAGAGATGGTCCTGGGGTATGGGAAGAGTGCGCTGCACCTGGTCGTACAACAACTATAGACCAAGGCACTATGCCTATACAAATTGTCAGACAAGCTAATGGTAGCTTCACTGTAGATCAAATTGTATGGGATGCTTGTGGTGTAGGTAATACTACAACAGTACCTGAACCTTCTTTTATAGGTAAGAAGATAAACAAGATGATCTTCTTTAGGAATAGAATGGTTATGCTCAGTGATGAGAATGTAATCATGTCTCAACCTGGAGACTTCTATAACTTCTGGCCACGATCTGCTATAACATATACAGCTACAGACGTTATTGATTTATCTTGTAGTTCTGAAACACCTGCTATAGTATATGATGGTATACAGGTAAACAGTGGTCTAGTATTATTTACTAAGAACCAACAGTTTATGTTGACTACTGACTCTGATGTCTTGAGTCCACAGACTGCTAAGATTAACTCACTAGCTACATATAATTTCAACGTTAAAACTAACCCTATATCAATGGGTACTACTATAGCATTCTTAGATAATGCTGGTAAGTACTCTAGGTTCTGGGAAGTAGCTAAGGTGTTACGTGAAGGTGAACCTATAGTAATTGACCAAAGTAAAGTTGTTAATAAATTATTTGATAAAGACTTAGAACTTGTTTCTAACTCCAGAGAGAATGGTATTATATTCTTCAGTAAGAAGGATTCTAATACTCTATTCGGATATAAGTATTTCAATACTAGTGAGAAACGTATTCAACAAGCATGGTTTACATGGGAGTTAATGGGTACAATTCAACACCATGCAGTATTAGATGATTCATTATATGTAGTAGTTAGAAATGGTGGTAAGGATGTACTACAAGCATTCCCACTTAAGTATGGTGATAATGATCGTGAAGTTGTAGATGATATGAATACAGCTGCTACATCAGATGATATTACATACCGTATACATTTAGATAACAGTACATTAATTGCTTCATCTTCTATAACATATGACGCTACAAATGACTGGACAAAATTTAATTTACCTACGGGTTTTAATAATAGTTCAGGACAACTAGCAGTCTATGCTTTACCAGGATCTTCAGATGATCACTTCCAAGGTTATAGTCAGAACGTATCTACATTTGTAGAGAGTGGTGTTACTAAGGTAAAACTACCTGGCAACTGGAAGACATATGATCCTCAAGGTGTAGAAGATGGTAATACTAGTGATGATGTAACACCTGCATATAATATAATACTTGGTTATCAATTTGATATGCAAGTTGAATTCCCAACTATATACTTTGGGCAACAAGCAGGTGAAGGGTATAGAAATATTACCAATGGTTCACTAATAGTACATAGAGTTAAACTTAACTTTGGTGCTAATGGTATGTTCACTACTGTATTAGATAGAACTGGTAAACCACAATATACTGAAACGTGGGAACCTCCTCTAGCTGATAAGTATGGTGCTAATAGAATTGGTATCAATGAACAGATCACAAGATCTATACCTACATATGAAAAGAATAAGAACTTAACTTTAACACTTAAATCGACACACCCCACACCTGCTACATTGTATTCAATGACATGGGAAGGGGATTATACCAACCAAAATTATAAGAGTGTCTAAATACATTCACCCAATCACAATGGAGGCTGCCTTAGAAGTAGCCTCTAATCTACTCCCTGCTGACCGACTAGAGGTCGAAGAAGGTCACGGGATAGATTCCACAGAAGCGTTAGTAGATGCCGTTCAAAAACCCTCTTGCGTATACTTCGTAGTGCCTAACGGCAAGACTGCTGGTATGGCTGGAGTCGATGCTGGAGGACAAATCTGGATGCTATGTACACCCGCTATTCATGACTACCCACTAACCTTTGCTAGAGAAGCGAAGCGTTATGTAGAAGGTAGACAAGAGAAGTTACTGTGGAACATTGTTGATAAACGAAATAAGGTCCATTTAAAATTATTACAATTCCTAGGGTTCAAATTTCTAAGGGAATTAAAACATGGACCTAATCAATTATCCTTTATAGAATTTTGCCGTGTGTTTAGGAGCAGGCGCTAAAGCTGCCAATGAGCAAGCTATGCGTCAATACGAGTATCAACTCGAAAAAAGAGAACGCAGCTGGATGCAGACACTTAGTTTAACTAATGTCGAGCAGATGCAATATGAACAAGGCATAGATGCTAGTAATTTAAATCTAGCTAATGTCTTTTCAGAAATACAAGAGAAACATGGTCAGATGATAGATGCTGCCATGGGACAAAGCCAAGAAGATTGGAAAACATTCTTACAAGAAAACAAAGGCGATCAAATGAAAGCCTCTGGTAGACTAGGTAGATCTACAGATAGAATTAGTGCTATTGATCTTGGTCAGTACCTAAAGAGAGGTAATGATATGGCTAACAAACTAACCGATGCTGGTATAGAGCTAAGTAAGA